GCTCGAACTCGAAACGCAGCTTCGCCTGTTCGCCGCCGGTCTTGCCGATCAGATCGAGTTCAAGGCGCTGCTGGGCTAGGGAGCGATCGAGCGCTTGGCTGCGCTGGATGGCGGCATCGCGGGCCTCAATCTCCTGGCGGGTCCGTTCCTGGGCCAGTGCCCGGTCGACGCGGACCTGCAAGCCACCGCCCTTGTCAGCGTCCTCGCGCGCACGAGCGCGTACCTGCGCCTCAATGGCGGCGAGCTTTTCGGCATTCGTTCGTGCGCGAGCCAACTGCTGGTCGGCGTCGAACTGCGAATTGAGGATATCGAGATCGGCAGCGCGACGATTGACGTAGCCGCCAAGTGACCGGCGATCAGCAAGACCGGGACGAGTTTCTTCACGATCGATACGCTGAAGGATCTTCTCAAGTTCGGTCGCCTTCTGAGCAATAGAGACAATCTCTTTGCCCGCAAGGATCAATTCGTCGGCCAGCTTTTGAATGCCATTGGCCTGGCCGATCTTCTGGATTTCGGCATTGAAGGTGGCAAGACCGTCAGGTCCGGCGACCTTCAGCCGGTTAATGGCATCTGCGAATGGTGCGAATTTTCCAGTGACCGAAAATACGTTGTTGCCGAGCAGTTCAACAGCATCCGCCGTGGCGCGCAGGCGGGCAGGGTTATCGGAACTGCCGACGAACTGGGCGAACAGGCGCTCGACTTCGTCGTTGAAACTGGCCAGATCGGTCTTGCCGCTTTTCGCACTCTCGATCAGGGCAGCCATGGCTGGGGCAAACAGCTTCTGGTCGCCGGAAAGGTTGCGCAGTGCGTCGACACCGCCGCCGTTGCCAAGAAGGCTCTGAATAAACCCGGCACCACCGACCTGGTCGAGGAATGGGGCAGTCTTTTCGCGGAGCTGAGCCTGCAAAAGCGCCTGAGCATTACGCGCCGATGCATCGGTGAAGGCCAATCCGCCCACGTTGCCGACCGTTTTCGCAGCCTCACCGAGCGCGCCATACTGATCCTTCAGCAGCTTGAGGGTATCGGAATGGGCTTTCAGCGCATCGTCCAGCGATTTCGCCCCGTCCTTACCCTTCATGAACCACTGGATCGTGGCGGCCGTGGCGGCCGTGAAGCCGACCGTCAGGAGCATGGTCACGCTGAGAAGCGATGTCAGGCCCGCGCCGAGCGCCGCAAGGCCGCCGCCCTGCTGGATAGCGGTGGCCAACTGTGGACCTTGCTGTAGAGCGAGAACGCCGGGGCTCTGGCCGACCAGCGACATCATCGCGATGTCCTGAATCTGCTGGCCGGCGTTGTACCCTGCCGCCTGCCTGGCGCCGGCAGAAATGACGTTCGAGTTTGCCGCCTGCATCCGGCGGTTGGCAGCATCCGCGGCAGCGAGGTCGTTCGCCTGGCGCGCAATCTGCACGTTGGCGCGCTCAACCGCCGAGGCGAGCGTCATCTGCCCCTTGGCCGCGAGTTCGGCCGCGTTGGCCGTAAGCCCGAGCCGCTGGTTCATGCCGATGAGGATGCGTTCGGCACCCTCGATACTGATCCTGCCCGTTTCCAAGCCGCGGCTGAGCTGGCCGAGCCCTTTGCTGAAGCGCTGCTGGGCAGCATAGCCCTCGACATACTGCCGGGAGAGACGGGAAAGAACGTCGCCGCCAGTGCTGATCTTGGCCGACGTGTCGACCGCCGCAGCGCCGGCCTCGCGCGACGAGGCAGCCATGGCCTTGTCGGCCGCAACCTTTTCCTGAGCGCCGGCCGTATATTTCGATGCGTCGACCGCCGGTTGGACGATCAGCGCCGAGATTTGCTGAACCAATGGATTTCTCCGAATCTACTTCTCGGATTTTTCGGACTGTGCCCGATATTCCAGCCACTCGTCGTCGAGCGCTGTCATGAAGGCCAGGAACCGTTCGAACGCCTCACCCTCGATGCCGTAGCGCCGGGCGTACCCGTCCAGCGCCATGAAGCTGATCGGCGTTTCGCCGCCGAAAGCGCCGTACTGGCGATCGAAGCGAAGAACCGACCACGCCCGCAGGTAAAAGGCGTGCCACGCTTCCGGCTCCGCAACGGCGCGCTCCAGCCATTTCTCGCCGGGGTACGCCTTGATGAGTTCCTTGACCCATTCTTCCTGTTCGGGCGCCTTCCGACCTATTTGCCAGCGGAAGGCGCTGCGGAGTTTTTTGTTGCGTCCGCGACGAACTCCACCTGGCGCTTGCCGACGCGGCCGGCGCACCAGTAGATCATCGTGCGCAAGACACGATGTTCCTCGGCGGCAAGGATCGCCTTCACGGCGTCGGCCGAATAGGCGATGTCGAAGCCCTTCCAGCCCAGCAACAGGTGCTCGACGGCAAGCTGGCCCTCGATCCGGGCCGCGACTTCGGGCGGCACCTTATCGTCCGGATAGTCCTTCTTCAGGTCCTCCAGCGCCGTCTGCCTGGCCGTGACGTAGGGCGGATAGTTCGTGGACCGCACATGGAAGGCGACACCGGGAAGCTGGGTCTGTTCCAACGGCCTTTCAGGGTTGAGGCCCGGCCATTCCTTCGGCTCGATCCATTCGCCTTCGCGTTCTTTCGACAGGTCAGCCGCGAGGCTGCCGAGCTTGATGGTCATGATGATGTCCTTTGTCGGGATTGGTGGCCGGAGCGCCCGACAACGCTCCGGCCGTTCTGCGCGCAGAAATCAGTTGTCGGAAGCGATCTGATCGAGCGCGGGCAAGGCGGCGCGCTCATCTTCAGTGAGGTCCAGCGGTTCACCGGCGATCGAGCCATCAGCCTCGCGCTTGACCGGCGAGCCATCCAGATTGGTGACCGTCACACGCAATGCCGCCTTGCCCTCGTCGCGCATGCGCTGCGCGAACACTGCCGGCACCGGCGACGACAGGATGCCAGCCTTGAAGGCCACGGCGTTCTCGTCACCGGTTTCCCACGGATCGCCGCGGAAGTCGGTCAGCGGCAGGATGGCCTCAGGTCCAGCATCGGCCGGCTGGTCGGCTTTTGCGCGCCTGGCCATTACGCGCCCGCCTTCGTGATGGAGATCGAGGCGGCCGACGTGGCGTCGTAGTAGGCCTGGAACGGCACCTCCAGCAGGACTGGCTGGCCGTTGCCGGGTGCGGCGGGGCCGCCGTCGGTGAACTTCACCTTCGGAATGGCGAACGTGTACTTGTTGCCGGCCTTGTCGCTGAGGTCGAAGCCGATCGCTACGTCCTCGTGGTTGAGGATAGCGGTGTAGGCGGCCAGGTCCTCGAACAGCACCGTCATGTTGCCGGTGACCTCGAACCGGCCGAGGCCGTGACCGTAAGCGTCATACTGGCCGACCACGTCGACCTGGTAGATGTTGTTGTTCAGCCGCAGGGACAGGGCCTGGACCTTCGGCGACGTCACCATGGCGGTCGACAGGATCGACAGGTTCGCCACGTTGAGGCCGGCGTTAAAATCCTCGGTCGTCGTCGCGGGCAGGTAGGTGGCGCCGGTGATAATGGCCGAGGTCGGCGACGGGCTGCCGATACCCATGATGCCCCACGTCGCCTGGACGGGCTGGCGGGACCGCATGTTGAGGTCGAGCGTGTTCCAGCGGCACCCGCGATAGCGGATATAGCTGTCGGTCGCGCCCTGTTCGTAGGTCATTTCCAGGGTGCCGGTTTTCGGCGTGACGCCATTCTTCAGGACGTTCGTCGAGAAGGTCGAGCACAGCAGGCGCTCCAGCCATGTGTCGTAGGTGCCGTACGAGAACCGCGTCTCGATCGAGCCGGTGACGTTGCGGCCGATATCGGTGATGCCCGGCACGTTGCGGTCGGCTCGAACCTCGTCCGAGATATCGACCTGCTTGGCCAGTCGCACGCTCGCCGAGCGGTAGCGCATAACCTGGAATGCCGGCGTCGCCGGGATGGTGCCGATCGTCGTTTCCGCCACGTCGGCAAGACGTACCTGTGAACCATCAGCAAAGCTCATGGCGCTTCTCCTTCAGTTTTCGAGATGGCCGGCGCTGCCGGTTTCAGGGGGATGAGGTGATGTCGCGGCGCGACCACGAGATCGTCGCCGTGATCGCAAAGTAGTTCGGGAAATCTCGCCCCGGGTCACCGGCGCCGATGGACATTTCCGGCATGAAGATGTTGCTCACCGGCTTCTCACGGAACAGGTTGAGCAGCGCGTTGGCATGGGTCCGCGCCGCTGCCGATCCGGTCCCGCTCGGCACCATGACGTGCAGGTAAACCGCGCCGGTTTCTTCCCAGACGTTGGCACCCGGCGCGCCCATGGTGTCCTGGACGTAGCTGTCGCCATAGACCTCGACGTAGACCCACGCTGGCGTTCCGGCGTCGAGCAGGTCCTGCGTGAACTCGTTCTCGTAGCGAACCGGCAGCGCGCCCGTACCGGCAGCATAGGCGTCGAGCACGCCCTTGAAGGCGTCGAAGGTTGAGGGACTGGACATCACACCGCGCTGTTGATGACGATTGCGGGATAGGTGATCGGCATGCCGGCCTGACGATCCTTGCGGCCGCCCTGGCTGTGCTTCAAGCGGTACGGGATCAGCGGATGAACGCCGCTGGCGATGTCGAGAAACCGCGTCTCGAACTGAAATACGCCGGAGAACCGTCGAGCCAGCGCCCGTTTAGTGCCGTCGAACACCGAACGACGCGGTACACCCAGCCTGCCGCCCTCAACCTTACGCACATAGGGTTGCGCGTTGGTGATGATCACCTCGGCCGAGGCAGGCAGGTTCCGAAAATCGTTGATCACCCGGCCGCCGGCGATGACGATAAAGGATCCTGCAAAGCGTCCCGATTTACGCGGTGCGCGCTTCTGCAGCTCCTCAAGGGCGGCCTTGATGACCAGCGGCCAGTTCGTGAACTCGTAGACGATCGCGCCGGGCGCGCGGTAGGCCTCCTCCGGTGCGCCGGCTACGCCGTTCACGTATCTGTCGTACTCCGGCGAGGCCGCACCCTCGGCAATCACGCGATGCAGTTCCCGGCGCGCGAAGGCGGCAACCGCCCGGTTGATCGCGTCGGGCTCCATGCCGGCCGTCGACACGCGCAGATCGCGCTCGAAGAACTCGAAGCCGGTGGCCATCAGCCGGCCACCGTGAGATTGACCCGCACCACGGTTCCATCAACCGCGATCGGATCGGCAAACATGATCTGCCGTGCCTTCCCCTTGACGACGAGAAAGTCGTTGGCGCGCGGGATGCGCGGATCGACCGCGCCGGACGTGATGACGTGCCCAGCAGGCCAGCCAGCCGCCAGGATTTGCGTCATCGAGATCACGGCCTTGGAATAGGCCTGCGTCGCGGTGCCGACGATCTCATCACCACGCAACCCTCGCACCGAAGCGCGGACGGCCACGTCCTTTTCGACGAGCGGCTGGCCTTCCTTGCGGCGCAGGATGCAATCCTCGCCATGCTCGGCCAACTGCCGGTTCAGCATGTCGATGGCGGTGGCCGGCTTCACAGCGCGTAAATCCTGAGCGTCGACAAGAGCCGGTTGCACGTCCGCTCGACAATGGC